AGTAATGAATCATGATGATCAGGCTGAGATCGTTGCAGATAAATCCAAATCGGATTTTAGTCAGTCATTAGCAGGGGTATTTGGCTCACCAACCCCTAGAATCCACACACCGCTCAATGATTTGCCATCACGCGGGTTTGAAATCATAGATTTTGCATCAATGCTAAAAATTAATCTTATGCCCTGGCAAAAATTTGTGTTGGAGCACTCACACAAAATCAAACCTAATGGAAAATATGCAACGCCCCTGGTTTGCACCGTAGTTTCCAGACAATCAGGAAAAAGCACAATGATGTTGTTGAGAATTTTATCGGGTTTATATTTATTTGATGAGCCATTGCAAATTGCATCAGCCCACAGATTGGTCACATCCCTGGAGCAATTCCGCACATTGGTTTCATTAATTGAAGGCAATGATGAATTGGCAAAAAAAGTGAAGCGCATTAAATGGTCACACGGTAATGAGGAAATTGAGGTGCAGGGCAAAAATGGAATTAATCGGTTTGCAATCAAAGCGGGTGGAAGCGCAGCCCGTGGCACATCACCAACAACCGTTCACCTGGATGAATTGCGTGAACAACATGATTTGGAATCGTTTGCCAGTTTGCGCTACGCATTAATTGCTGCACAAAATCCCATGATCATGGCTTATAGTTCGGCAGGTGACCAGCATTCAATTGTTTTAAATTCCATGAGGGATCGCGGGATTGCCGCAGCTGCGGGTGGGCAAGATGATATTGCTTATTTTGAATGGTCAGCCCCTAGTGATGATGTTAATGATCCAAATAACATAATTGCTGCCGTGCCCGCCCTGGGCTACACAATCCACCCTGACAACATCAGCCAATTATTAAATGATCCTCATGAAATTGTTATGACTGAGGTGCTTAGCAGATGGGTTGCAACTATTACATCAGCCATTGGAGAAATTGAATGGCGGGCATGTATTTCTGAGGATTTGGATTTAGACCCTGAGAAAATCACATGGATGGCATTGGATCATTCACCTGACAGGCGGCATTGCGCCCTGGTTGCTGGTCAGCAATTAGGTGAGGATAAATTCATAATCAAACTATTGCACACCTGGAAAAATGAGGTTGCCCTAGATGATAAAGCAATTGCAAATGAAGCGGCTGAATATTGCAGAAAATACCCAATTGAAAATTTATTGTTTAGCAGGCGAACCAGTGCAGCGGTGGCAGATCGCTTGCGCCCCGCTGGCATTCCAGTGCTTGAAGCGGATGGGTTTTATCCGCAGGCATGTGATGAATTAATTTCAAGCATAAATTCGGGCAGGTTGCGGCATAGGAATCAGGAACAATTAACACTGCAAATGTTATCCGCAGTTAAATTGCCCCGTGGTGATGGCGGCTGGGTATTTGGTCGCAGGGCATCACAGTCAGCAATTTGTGCAGCGGTGGCATCAGCCCTTGTCACACATTATGCGACACGCCCAAGCACAGATGTGGACATTTTAATTGGCTAGTGCTACGCAACTGAGAAAATGCGAGCATGGCGATATTAGACAGATTTAGATTGCAGGCAAAAACAGCTGCAAATGCACCTGATGTGGCAGCAACTGACCTTGCGCCATTAATGAACATCAATTCACTTTATACATTCGTTAACACACCCATCACTGCAACTTATTCAGAATTTATCAGCATACCAGCGGCAGCACGCGCAAAAAATATTATCGCCTCATCAATTGCAAGCATCCCAATTATTTTGCGTGATCGCTCAACTGGAATGAGATTGGATTCGCCATTGGTGTTTAATACACCTGACAGGCGTTTGCCTGGACAAGCCACTTATGGCTGGACAGCCAGCGACATCCTTCTCTATGGGTTCGCGTATTGGCAAATTGCTGAATTGTATCAGGACACATTTCGCGTGCGATCAGTTCAAAGAATTGCACCTGAACGCGTAGGAATTGAAACAAATGCTGATGCAAACACAATCACTGGATATACAATTGATGGAACGCGAGTGCCTGATTCCGGGGTTGGCAGTTTAGTAGTGTTTTATTCTCCAGGTGATGTTGGTGTGTTAAATCGCGCAGGGCGCACAATTCGCACGGGCGCACAATTGGAAGCGGCTGCATTAAATTATGCCCGCGAGCCAATTCCATCAATGGTTTTAAAATCAAATGGATCAGCATTGCCCGCAGATCGCATTGCAAAATTACTGGAGCAATGGGGCGTTGCCAGGCGCAACCGAACCACCGCTTATTTAAATGCTGACATTAATTTGGAAAAAGTTGGATTCACACCTGAGGAATTAGGTTTAAATTCTGCCAGGGAACACATTGCCACCGAAATTTCACGCGCTTGCGGAATCCCTGCATATTTTGTGGATGCTCCAACTGGATCATCAATGACTTATTCAAATGCAACATTAGCGCGGCAATCATTGTTGGATTTCAGTTTAATTCCAATTATGAATGCTATTGAGCAGCGTTTATCAATGCCCGATTTTTGCCCATCATCTCAGGTTGCCCGTTATGACTTAGACATGTATTTGCGCGGTTCATCATTAGAGCGCGCGCAAGTGTATGAAATTTACAATCGCATTGGCGTGATGAACGCTGATGAAATAATGAGAAAAGAGGACATGGCACTATGAAACTGACAACACCAATGCAGATTACCGCAGCTGATTCAGAATCAAGAACGATCAGTGGGCGCATCCTTGCGTTCGGAGAAACAGCAAATGCAAGCACTGGCAAAGTAATTTTTGCTAAGGGTTCAATTGCTCCAAATGATGTTTTTTTAAATTTAGAGCATGACCGCACCCGCAGAATTGGCAAAACATTGTCAATGACTATGAATGGCGACAAATCAATTGATGCAACATTTAAAATTGCTAATACCACCGCAGGCACTGATGCATTGGTTGAAGCAATGGATGGATTGCGTGATGGATTCAGTGTGGAATTAGCCGTGAACAATTATGAAATGTTAAAGGATGGAACAATGAAAGTTTTAAATGGTGATCTCACAGGCGTTGCATTAACCAGTGAGCCAGCAATTAGATCAGCGCGTGTCACAAATGTGGCAGCAACTGATGATGAAAATTCTGAAACCGCAGTTGCGGATGCAGATCAAACAAAAACCGAAGGAGAAAAAACCGTGTCAGATTCAACACCTGAAACAGTTGCCGCACCTGAAACAGTTGAAGCAACTGCAATCAAAGCCCAATCAGCACCCGTGGCTTATACATCACCACGCTCACCAATTACCAATAAAATCACTTATTTAGAGCATTTTTTAAAAGCAAATGTCTTAGGTGATGAGGATTCCCGCATTTATGTGCGCGCAGCCGATAACACCACATCTACTGCACCTGGCATGATTCCAACACCACAGTCAACTCAAATCATTAATGCATTAGCAAATGGTGATCGCGGAATGATTGATGCACTAAGCCGCGAGGCATTAGTTGGCGAGGGCATGACATTTGAATTGCCTAAGGTGACAGCCGTGCCCGTGGTTTCAAATGTTCCTGAAAATACCGCAGTCACAGAATCATCATTATCTGCAACCTTCTTATCAGTTCCAGTTCAGTCCTTCAAGGGTCGTGCAATTACGACAGTTGAGCTCATTGATCGCAGCCGACCTGAATACATAGCAGCCCTCTTAGCAAATTTAGAATTTGCTTACGCTAAGGTCACTGATGAATTTGCAGTTGGAACAATACAAGCCGCGGGGCAACAAACCGCAGTTAATGCAAACACTGCAACTGGATTTTTGGCTTACACATCACAAGCCGCAGCAGCCGTGTATTCATCATCATTAGGATTTGCGCAAAATCTAGTTGTTTCACCAGGACAATGGGCAAATATTATGGGATATAACGACAATGGTGCACCTCTTTACAATGCAGCCAATCCATCAAATCAGGCTGGACTTGCAACCGCTGGCAGTTTGCGTGGGCGCGTCAGTCCTGGACTTGATCTTTATGTAAGCCGATCAATTGGCAATGCAGGTGGAACAACATCCACTGGAGATTTCTCTATGGTGACAATTAATCCGCAAGCATGGACATGGTATGAAT